ACACGACGCTCTTCCGATCTCGGGCCATATCGGCCAGGATGTCCGCCTCTGCCTGGGCGTACAACTCCACCATGGCGTCGGGCACACGCTGGAGATATTCCGGGGTGAGCATGGCTTACTCCTCCCCGAACAACGGCGGGGCGGCCTCTGGCATATAGTCCTTTGCCTCCTCCTCGCTGATACCGAAGTACCAGGCCACGAACTTCTCTGGCCGAAGATAGCCGTTGTCAGCCATCTCCTTGCGGCGCATATATTCCTTGTCGGTGTCCTGGAGAATGCCGTCACCCCATGTAAAGTTGACCTCATACTCCCCGCGGGGGGCCAGCTTGTAGAGGGTGGCATAGAAGTCCATGGCCCAGACCAGGTGCTCCAGAGCGTCCTGGAGGGCCTGCTGCACATCACACACCGCAGAATAGGAGCGCTGCTTGCTGCTGCGGATCTCCTCGGCGGTCTTGTCCACATTCTGCGGGTCGGACAGGGTGCCGTAGGCCAGATTGCAGTTGAACTCAATCCGCTTGAGGATCTTGTCCAGGCCGTTGAAAAGCGAAGTGTCCCGGATTTCCGGGTTGAACACCTTGTAGAGGTCGCCGCCCTGGCCCTGGTCAATGGCCAGCTCACGGAAAAGCCGCTTGCTGCGGGGAGGCAGCGTTGGGGCCTTGCCGTCCGGGCCCTTGACCTGGAGAGCGCCCTGGCTGGCGTCAATGGCCAACTCGCTGCCCTCATACTCCCAGAGGATGCGGCTATACTGCCGGTCGGCCTCTTTGATGAGACCCACGGCCCGGGAATAGACAGACACGCCCAGCGGGCTCTCGGGATCCACCGTGTTGCCGAAGGGCATACGGAAATAGGAGAACAGAACGCCCTCTGGAGCGGTGCCGTCCTTGTAGCGGATGGTCAGCTCCGGCTCAAGGTCGGCCCACTCATCCACCTCGGCCAGGCTGCACGGGTTGCCCAGCGTCCCCCGGGTGAGGGAAGAAAAGGCCAGGTTGCGGATGGTATAGCCCTCATCGGTGAGCTGGTGGTGCTCCATTCGGGTGTAGTAGGTTTTGCCCTTGGTGACCTGCTCCACGAACACAGCGCCGGTCACTTCCCGCTGACTGTTGAAAGCCGTGGGGAAAAAGCGCCATGCCGGGACACAGTCCACAGCGATGTGCTCTCCATCCACATAGGGCTTGAACACCAGGCCGCCACCAGCCGCAGCGGTCTCCACTTGGCTGCGGAGGTCGGCCAGCACCCGGTCATACGCCCCGTTCAGATAGTCGGCCCGTGGGCTTCCGGTGACCGTGCTCTCCAGCTCCACCGTCACCAGCCGGGCAATCTCACCGGCGATGGCGGCGGGCAGGCCAAGGCTCTGGGTGGTGTCATCCAACCACGGCGCCTTGTCCATGAACATGACAGCCCATTGGTCAATGGCCGTCTGCATATCGGAGCTTATGGCCACATCCACCTTGAGGGCCCTTTTTGCGTCGCTGATATGTAGCATTTTGGAAAAAACACCTCTGATCCATGTTAAAAATCGTTGTGGCATTATTGCCCCCTCCGTTTCCAAACCGGCTCCATGCCATACCGCACCGCGTCAATGTGGTGGTTATTGGCATCCGGGTATCCGCTGGTGCTCTCGCCATCCGGGCCCCGCTCATATTCGTACTCGGTGAACTCCTTGTAGGTGTCCGGGCACCGGGCGGGGTCAATGACGATTTTGGCAAGGGACTGGAGCCACTTGTGGGAATCGTCCACGCTGCCCGGGCCCTTCATGGCCCCGCCGCAGAACAGGCCATAGTCTTTGTAATCCTGCACACTCTTGGGCTCGGCGCTGTCTGCGGTGATGCGGTCGGCGCCGGTGAGGCCATAGGCCAGCAGGGCGTCCGCCGTCTCCCGGTTGCCCGCCTTGAACTTGGTGAACTCCCCGAAGATGTAGAGGGCGCGCCGCCCGGCGTCGTAGTGCATTTGATTGAAAGCCCAGGGGTCCGGGTAAAAGCCCCAGTCAACGCCGTTATAGATGCGGTCAAAGCCCTTGATTTCCTCGGCGGTGATGGCCCGGCCCAGGATGTTGTCAAAGACCTCTGCGCCGGATCCGGTCACCTCGCCCAGATACTCATGGGCATAGGCGGCGGGGTTGGTGTCCCGCAGGTGCTCCGCATCCATGATGAACTGCTCACCAAGCCACGCAGGCGGCACGGTGAGGTAGGTGCTATGGTGGTTTACCAGGTCGGGTCGGGCCCAGTTGGCCGGATTGTTTACCCAATTCCGCTGAGACTTGGGCGGGTTGTAGGAATAGAACACGGTAAATTGCTCGCCGCCACGGACAACGGACTGCTGGACGCTGCGGATTTTCTCCGAGTTCTCAAACTCATCCAGCTCCTCAAACCACAGATATTTGATATAGCCTTTGGAGACCTTGATGGACTTGGCCTTTTTGACCTTATCCGCGCCCCGGAACAGGATGACCTGCCCGGTGGGGATGTAAGTGAGCCGCAGCGGGCTAACCGTCTCTTTCCACAGGTGGGCCACGCCCAGCTTGTTGATAGACCAAAGCAGCTGCTCAAAAACGCTGTCATGGAGGTTTTCCTTGTAGCGCCGAAACGCCACCGCATTGGTGAGCTTGCCCGCCTGGGCGTCTCTCATCATACCCAGGATGATCTCAGTCCCAACAAAGGAGGACTTGGCAGAGCCGCGCCCGCCGGACAGCTTGTAGTAGGTATGCCCCCCGGCTGCCACATCCCGGTGAAGGTCGTAGAAAGAGGGCGCTATGATCTCAGTGAGCTTAATCTGTTCCTGCTGGGATGTCATCAATGATTTGCACCCCCACCTCACCGGCGAGACGCACATTGTCCGTAAACATTCCGAAGTGCTTCCCCAGCAGCTCCAGGGCCTTGAGCTTATCGGCCATGCGGATCTCCCGCTCCACGCCGGGGCCATCCGCCGTGGGGATGGTCTTGACCTTCACGGAGACGATGGCCGCCGTGTCATCGACGGTGGCCGTAGGCAGCAGCTTGGCGGTCTCAAAGTCCACCACATCGGTGGCGTTCACAAAGGCCACCTTGGCCAGCTCCCGGATGACACGCTCCTGGTTCACGCCGGTTCGCTTGGAAAGCTCGGCCATGGCCTGGTCAATGCGCGCGCGGATTTGAGGCTTCTTTAGGTTTTCTGCTCCAATCGCTCCAGCGGTCGCCGGGCTATATCCCGCACGGATGGCTGCCTGGGTGGCGCAAAGGTCCACCAGATACTCCTCAACAAAGCGCTCCTGTTTTCTTGTCATGGCGTTCACCTCCCGCATTCAGACATAACAAAGCCACCGACCTCTCGGACAGTGGCTTTGTTAAGAAGGAAATCTCTATAAGAATCAAGCCCTTGCGGACAATAGCATAATAACACGGTTTTTTGGCTCTTGTGGCTCATCTTTCCAAAAGGCCAAAGTTTTTTGCTATGCCGTATAGGAAATCCTGATTGTATCTCTTCCCCGTTACGTAGCTGATATGAAGGGTTTGACACGCACCTTTTAAGGTGTGAGACCGTTTGAAATACACCATTTCCACCAGCTTTACCCTAAGATGGCCATTGCCTGAAATCGAACCGGCTGCCTCCACAGCTTCCCGAACCGCCTCATATTCCCGCATCTTTACCGAAGACAGCTGCCGCATAGCTGCCGCCTCCGTCCCCCTGGCCTCACCGCTGCCACGTGGCCCCAAGGAGTAGTTAGCTGTCGTGCTGGTCGCCTGCTTGTCTTCCAGCTCCCGGCGCAGGTTTGGATAATTCCGCGCCATGTACTTGGCATAGGTCCACCATCCATATCTTGGTTTGCTCATTCGATTCTCCTTTCACATTGTGGGTCGGCACAGATTTTAAGAGAGTTTGCGACCTTTTGAACCTGATCGAGCGTCAAATTTTCACATTTATCCGTGGTCAACAGCCTTGGCTCGCTCGATCACATCCACCGGGACAGCGACAACCTTGCTGGGGCATGGCGACCCAGTATCCAGATGGCCCCGGACCATACACTTTTTAGCCAGCAGCTCGCTGCGCCGGATTAAATCGTTTTTCATGGCTCCCTCCCGCTTTGGGCAATCTCCCCGCCGCATGCGGCGTAACCGGCCAAATCGACCCAGGAGTCCATGTGCTCCGGATTGTTCGCCAGCCGTGCGATTTTCAGCAGAGCCATCATTACGGCCACATCCTCCGTATTGACGCACACATCGGTAAGTCCAACAATTCTCTCCCGGATATAAATTTCCCACAGTTGAGCGATCAGCCGGAAAGAGTCCTCCGGACTGCCGTAGTCCTGCTCACGCTGCCCGCAGACGCAATTTTTCGCCTCTTCCAGCACGGTTTCCCTTGTCCACTTCGCGTTTTCGTTCATACGTCCTCCTTCCACTCTCTGTCCTCATACAGCCTGCTGGGCTGGATATCCTCCTGCCCCTGGTACTTCCCGCGATAGGTGCTGGCGATCTCTCCCACCGGCTTGTGCCAGTAGAGCTGGCCGATCCGCATACCTCGGTAGATCCTCACCGGCTGTACGACGGTGATCTCCAGGGTCCAGGAACCCTTAAAGCCGATATCCCCAAAGCCCGCCGTTATATGGCTGGAGATCCCCAGGCGGCCCAGAGAAGACCGGCCTTCATACATTGGTACAAAGTCCGGGCTCTCCGTGTACTCGACCATGCGGCCCAGGTACAGCCGTCCAGGGTACAGGACCAGGCCGTCATCAGGGATAAGCAGCTCTCGTGTACGGTTCTCCCTGCGTGCGTCCAAGATAGCCTCCCAATACACCACCAAGCGGTCCCCTAAATGTACGTCATAGCTATTAGGCCCGATGCAGGTCTCGTCATAGGGCCGGATGATGATGCCGCCGCTCTCGATCTGGATTCTAATTTCGTTACCTGTCAGCATGTTATCTCTCCTCCTTCTTCAACCCACACCCGTACACCGCCTGAACGAATGCCTCGGCGTTCTCGATGGTGCGCTCCCTGCCGAACCGGTTGGCCGCCCCTTCGATCTCCTTCCACAGCTTGGCGTGAGCCAGGTTGTTCTTCCGGTTGGTTTCAAAATCCGCCTTGGCCCGGTCATACTGGAACCGAATCAGGTTCTTCTCCCGGGCGGCGTCCTCCCGGGAGATGGCCTTCCGGTGGTACATGGCGTACAGGTGCCGCAGGGCCTGGAAGGCAGACTGCTCGTAGAGCCGCAGCCCGTCGGGCATTGGGTCGCCCCGCATGGCATCCCGCTCAAAAGGAAACTCCATACTATGCCTCCTTCTCCGGCAGGGACAGATACCACTGCAGCACCTTGGCAGCAGCCTCCCAGCCCCGGCAGACGCAGGCGCAGGCGCCTTCCTCCCCCAAGGCCTCGATCCACCAGTCCTGCTCCTGGGTGGTTCGTCCCTTTTCTGTCTTCATCTCGATGTACAGGGCGTGGTACTTCCCCCGGGCCACCGGCAGGCAGAGGTCAGGGACGCCCTTCTTCACCCCCATGGCCCGGTCCACCGCCACCTGAGCAGGGCCTTCCTTGGTCTCGTTCTTGATGTGGAAGAGCAGCTTCAGCTCCGGCAAAGCAGACCGGATTTTCGGCTGCCGGGTCCACTTGAAGAGGGCGGTCTGGTGCTGGTTCTCAGTCGCCATGTTCCACCACCTCCACATAGTGCTGGAAGGTCTTGCTCCCTGCCGGCTTTTCCTTGGTCTGCCGGACCGTGTACCCATTCCGGCAGAGGATCACGCACAGGGCGTCCCGGTCCTCTGCCTTTGCCACTTTCAGTTTCATGCGCGCTTCCCTCCGTTGAACAGTCTGTTTAAGATCTGGCTGGCCTGTCCCTTGGTAAGGCCCGTGGTGTCAAAGCCCTTGCAGCGGCGGCGGATGTTGTTCAGCTGGCTCTCGGTGGCCGGCGGCTTTCCCCAGCGCTTGGCCGCGTTCAGGTCCCAGATATACCGGGCCTCTTCGTACTCCTCCCGCAGGGTCCGATAGGCCATGTCCAGCGCCACCTGCATGGGCATCCGCTGTCCGTGGAGGTCCACCATGCCCAGGGCGTCGGGACAGGGGATGGTCAGCTTCTTCCGATTCGGCAGGGAGCAGACCAGGGAGCCATCCGGCATCTTGAACCAGTTCACATCATGGGTCTGGTACTTCTGCTCCTGGGCCCACAGGTCCACGATCTCCACGTTGCGGATCCAGCTCTCCGGCACATCCGAGGCCGCCGCAGCCCGCAGGGGCAGGTCAAAGAGCATTCCCTCCAGTTCCTTCTGCTTCCGCTTGGGCACGCCGGACACATCCAGGCCCAGCAGGGAGGGCGCCGTGCAGAGGGAGGCCTTCCCGGTGGTCCCCACGCAGTCGATGAGGGTGAGGCTCTCCTTCCCCGGCCACAGCCGCAGCCCCCGCCCCACCATCTGTGCGTAGAGGGAATCCGACTGTGTGGGCCGTGCGATGATGACCGTCTCCACCCGTGGAATGTCGGTCCCCTCCGTGAACACCATGACGTTCACCAGACACGGAATCTCCCCGTCGGTAAACCGGCGGATGATCTCCTCCCGGTCTTTGGTCTGACCAGTGACTGCTACAGATCCCGGAATCTTCCCGGCAATCTCCTCCGCCTGGGCCACGTTCACGGCGAAGATCAGGGTGGGACCCTGGGCGTGCTCCCGGTAGGTCTGGGCGATTGCGTCCGCCGTGCCTGCCATGGCGTCGGCCAGCTCCCCCGGGGCGTAGTCCCCCAGCCGGGTGTGGACCGCCGACAGGTCATAGCCGATATCCACCCGCTTGCAGAGGATGTCACAGAGGTAGCCGTTTTTGATTCCCCAGCGCAGGTCCCGGGAGAAGATGATCTTTTGGAAGATATCATCCAGCCGGACCTTGTCCCCCCGGTTTGGCGTGGCGGTAAACCCCAGGGTCAGGCGAGGCGTGAAGTAGTCCAGGATCTTCCGATAGGTCCCCGCCGCCGCGTGGTGGGCCTCGTCCACGATGACCATGTCAAAGGCATCTGGGTCGAACCGGTCCAGCCGGCGCACCAGGCTCTGGACCGACGCGCTGACCACCTCCTCCCCGTGACTCTTCTGGTCGGCCCGTTCGATCCCAAAGGAGCAGTCGTAATACTTCCTGGGTTGATAGACTAACTCCTCCCGGTGGGAGAGCAGCAGCACCCGCCCCTGCCTTGGGATGCTGGCAAAGGTCACCGTCTTCCCCAGGCCCGTGGCCATCTGCACCAGATACCGCCCGGGGGGCTGGGCCTGGATGACGTCAATGGCCTCCTGTTGGTAGGGTCTTAATTGCACGGGTCCTCCTCCTCTCTCTTGTCCAGCACCTCCGCCGCCAATTCGAGGATGATGTGGGCCTCTCTCCAGGTGTAATTCACCGACGGGTCGCAGACAATGAGCTTCACGATTTTCGCGGACAGCTCCGAAATCTTCGTCAGGCGGTAGGGCTGGATGTGGTATCCTAACTTGTTTTCCATAGTATCCTCCTGTTTTGTGGGACACGTGGGACTATGTGGGACACGGTGTCCCACAGAAAAACCGTTGAAAATCAATGGTTTTTCTTCCGTGTGGGACATGTGGGACAAAAAACACAGTTTTCCTTACGCGCGTAGCGCTTTGTTTTTCGCCCCGCTTTTCTTATTTTTTTATCCGTATATATATGGTGTGTATGCGGTCCCACATGTCCCACAGTCCCACAACACACCGCAACCCGTTGAGCCTCAACGGTTTTTCCTGTGGGACAGTTTTTATGTTTGTCCCACTGCGTCCCACGCTCACGGCAAAATCTCCTCGTCCGGTTCCTCATCCCCGTTCGGGAGAGCCAGACAGACGCACTCCACGTTGACGCCGTTGATCCGCTTTCCAAGCGTCCGGTTCCGCCCTCTGGTGCGGATCAATTCGTTCTGCTTCAACCAGCTCAGCAGGGCCGCCGACGAGAATCCCGCGTCGCTGACTGTCCGGTCAAAGACGGCGCGAATGATAAAGGCCTCGTTCTCCTCCAGCACGCCATAGACCTCGTTCCCCTTCATCTCCGAGGCGGAATTCCCCGCCGAGATGAACCGGTTGGAGCTCTGGGCCACCCAGTCGCAGAGGTATTGATACCCCCGCTCCCCCGCCGACACCGCCGCTTTGGAGGCCAGGAAGGAGGACATCTCCTCCAGGGTAAGCTCCCGCCCATCCTGAAAGAACCAGCCCGTGGCCAGCTTGTCCGCCACCAGGATGGCCGCCGCCGCCATGGCCTGCTTCTCCGTGGTGTCCTTTTGGGACAGCTCCTTGAACAGAGCCCGGTAGGTGTTCCGCACCGTCTCCAGGGCGTCCGGCAGGCCGTACAGACGCTCCACAAAGGCCTTGCCGGCATGGCCGAAGTGGTTCTTCAGCGCCCCGGCCACGTGCATGCCGTCGGTGATGACCGCCTGGTCGGCCTTGCACTCGATGTCGATCACCCGGTTTACCGCCCCGGCCCCGGCGCTGGATGAGGTCAGGGGGCTCTCCCCGGTGGTCAGGATGCAGTTGCGCCAGGTGGGGGTCATGTCCACGCCGCCGGACCGGTTGCCCCGGGTGCGGCCCACCCCCTGGGCCAGCTTGTAGACGTCAAACTGGGTCTGTCCCCTGCTGTTTTTGGCCAGCTGCAGTTCGTCCAGGCACAGGGGCAGATGGTTCAGGAAGGCCGCCGTCTTCTCGTGGCCCACCACCGTGGCGTCGAAGGTCTTGATGTAGGCCCCCACTGCCGGGTCCCCCCACACCGAGGCCGCCAGCATCAGAGCCACGGTCTTGCCGGTGCCGGAATCCACGCCCCACAGGTGGACGAAAAAGGGCAGCGCCCCCAGCACCTCCAGCAGGGGCGAGGCGAAGGAGGCCGCCAGGATCACCCGGGCCGTGGTGGACATCCCCCGGCATGTCCTGGAAACGGTCAGCCACTCTTCAAAGCTCCCCTGCTGCCGCACCGTGCCGAACAGCTCCCGGAAGCTGGCGTCCCCGTCGAAGATCAGACCCTCCACGTAGGGGGAGAAGCCCTCCCCTGGGATATATCCCAACCGCCCGATGCTCTTCCGCTCCGGCAGCAGGTCATAGTTCCGGTTTTCCAGGTCTGATATGTACTGGACAAAGCCCTTGGCCGTCTCGCTGGTGACGGAGATCCCCCGGTCTGCCAGGGAGGTCACCTTCTGGGCCGAGGCCAGCACGGATTTTTCCACAATGATCTCCCGCCAGTTCCGCCCCTTCCGGTAGGCCAGCCGGAGCTTTTCCACCCCGGTGTCGATGTTGACCAACCGCTCCACCGGCATCACCGGGTGGGGGCAG